TGTATTGCCATACCAGACGATAGATATTAGTAACATCAAACGCATGGAAGATCTTCCTGTGTTTGAGTATGGTTGCGATTCGAGTTATAGTTGGAGTACGAGATTTAAACACTTAGCTAAAGATTGGAATGAAAAAGAATTGGTTGATGAGTTATATCGTCTCGGTGTTGAACGTTTTGGAATGGCTGAAGGCTGGTTTAATCAAAGAACTGGCCAAGAGATTCAACTTTGTTTCACGGGTGGAGAACCGATGCTTCAGCAGAAAGCCATGATGGCTATTCTTAATGAAGCTAATGAGAGATTTGGAGCTTCGGGTCCTAAACTTGTCACAATTGAAACTAATGCTACCAGATTTCTGACTGAAGAATTCAAGAAATTTCTTTATGATAGGGATTTTGAATTAACTATTGCTTGTTCTCCGAAATTATTCGCGGTAAGTGGAGAAAAGAATGCAGTCTATTTAGATGTCATTGAAGAATATATGCATTATGCTGACACGGGTATTTTGAAATTTGTGGTAAATGGCACGAAAGAATGTTGGGATGAGCTTGATAGCTACACGGATGAATTAGCTGAACTTATCAGTAAAGACAGATTTTGGAGCCTTTGGGTGATGCCTGTTGGCGCAACTAAAGAACAGCAAGAATCTCCGAGTATAGCAGAGATTGCCAATGAGGCAATGCGTCGTGGATTTTATGTTGCGACGCGTAATCATACTTATGTGTATGGAAATGTGGTGGGTAGCTGATGGATGTTACAAATGAGAAACTCATCTTAAGTTCTTTAGTACAGGATGAAGATTATGTACGTCAAGTATTACCATTCTTAAAGAATGAATATTTCAATGATAAAGTTGAAAGAGCAGTTTTTGAAACTATTCGTTCGTATCTTTTAGAATACAATACTCTACCTAATAAAACTACTTTATTGGTTGATATTCGCAATCATGATGGTCTAAACGAAAAGGAGATTACCGAAGCCGAATCTATCATTCGTGATATTTTCAGAATTGAACGTCCGACTGATTCTAAGTGGCTGATTGAACAAACAGAAGAGTTTTGTAGAACGAAAGCCATCTATAATGCCATCGTGAAGGCAATTTCGATATACGACGGTACTGACAAAACCATGACTCCACATGCCATTCCTGACATGATAAAGGAGGCGGTGAGTGTAAGTTTTGATAGCCATATAGGCATGGACATATATGATGATGCAGGGATTCGTTATGATTATTATACATTACCAGAAAGTAAGATTCCTTTTGATATTGATCTGTTGAATGATGTTACGAACGGCGGGGTCGGTCGAAAGACGCTCAATGTTGTTGTTGCAGGGGTGAATGTCGGTAAAACTTTGTCTCTGATACATTTTGCTTGCGCTTATGCTCGGGCAGGTTACAATGTGCTTTATTTCACTTTGGAGATGCGTGAGGAGGAGATTCTGAAGCGAATGGATGCTAATATGTTGAAAACTTCAATTAATGAATTAGGTAAACTAGGACGCGAAACGTTCATTGATGAGGTTGAGAAACTTCGAGCGAAATCTTATGGTAAAATAAAAGTAAAGGAATATCCTCCAGGTTCAGCGCATGCGGGCCATTTCAAGCATATCATCAATGAATTGAAATTAAAACAACGTTTCATTCCTGATGTTATTATGGTGGATTATATTGGAATAACAGGCAGTTCGAGGATAAGAGCAGGCCAACAGAATAGTTATTTTTATTTAAAAGCCGTGGCTGAAGAATTACGTGCTTTAGCCGTCGAAACTAACACCATTCTTTGGACTGCAATGCAACTAACTCGAAGTGGCATAACAAACACAGACGTAGAAATCACTGATGTTTCTGAATCGATGGGCATTCCAGCAACTGCGGACTTCATGATATCTATTACTCGAACAGAAGAATTGGATGGCTTAGGGCAAGTGCTTTTCAAACAGCTCAAGAATCGTTATGGTAATAAATCGAATAGACTTAGATTTGTAGTAGGAGTCGATCTCGATAGACAAACATTACACAATGTTAGTAGCGGTGAACAAGATGATATAATTGCTCAAGAAAGAATAGTAACTAATACAGCTATTATGAAAGAGAAGTTCAAACAGTTGAATGGTGATTAGAAAGGATAAATATTCAGAAAGCCTGTACCGAAAGAACTTCGAGGGGAATTTAAATTATGGAGAAAATATCCAATGAAATTTTTAATTTCAATTTATTACCATTCGACGAATGGTTAAATGAAGAAGGCGAAGGTTCCGTATTGAACACAACAGATCAGATAGCCCAGAAAGATCAACCGCTTGGAGTTAAAAAGAAAAAGAAGAATGAAGAAGATGAATGTGAGGAGGATGAATCTGAATCTGAGTAACATGAGGATTTGATATGGCATTACCTACTGTAAAATATCCGACTTTTGAGTTGACTGTCCCAAGTACTAAAAAGAAAATCAAGTTTCGCCCTTTTTTAGTCAGGGAACATAAGCTACTACTACAAGCTATCGAATTAAATGATAGTGCCAATTTCATCAATACAATTTATAAAATAATTGAAGCTTGCACTTTTGGAAAGATTGATGTTGAAAATCTTGCGATGTATGATATTGATTACATTTTCTTAATGCTCCGCGCTCGCAGTATTGGTGAGTTGGTTCCTATTGAATATAAATGCATGGCAGAAATCAAAAAAACGAATGAAGATGGTGAAGAAATTACTGAAACTTGTAACAATAAAGTTCGTTTGAATCTTGATCTGAATCAAGTGGAAGTTCATATTCCTGAAGGGTATGAAAAGAATCGTATCATTATGATAGGTCCTGATATGGGTCTTAAATTGCGCGCTCCGACTTTTGCACAGTTTAAAGAATTAAGTAAAATTGAAAACGTCGGGGGTTTATTTGACGTTACGGAAGCTTTCATCTATAGTTGCACAGAATGCATTTTCGATGGGGATAAGATTTTTGTCCCTGGAAAAGATTTTACGCGGCAAGAGTTGTCAGAGTTCATAGAGAATTTACATAGTGATGCGATCGACAAGATCAATGAATTTTTTGCTAATATGCCTTACGTGGCATTAAACATACATATTCGTTGTCCCAAGTGCGGGAATGAAGATGATATGGAAATCAGAGGCTTAGAGGATTTTTTCGTGTGATGATTGGTAATGGCGAGCTGCTTGATCTCATGAAGAGTAATTTTCTGCTAATGAATGAGCATCATTTTAGCTTGTCAGAGATCGAAGATATGGTACCGTACGAACGAGAAATTTACATCATGTTACTTTTGGACCATCTAGAATTCAAGAAAAAAGCAGCACAGCAGAAGTAGACATGTTGCCCGTATTTTTAGCCGCAGCTAGAACGATCGCTCATAGCGCTAGTATTTCTCGCAGCATCAATGGAATCAAAATTGGTAATTTAGGAAAAATTGCTAGAAAAGTTAGACGAGGAGCCCCTGATATAGTTTGGCGTTCAGCGGGTGGCAATCAAGTGCCCGTATTAGATGCTATATTCAACGAATGGAATAGGAGAAGGATTTCTCGTCTTGATGAATTGGAAGAGGCTAGAATTACCAGAAACAAGAAAATTGAAGTAGATGATACTAAATTTGCGCGTGAGATAAATCGCGAACGGATGGCTAATAGAAAAATACAAGAAGAAATCTTAAGAAAAGAAGAAGCAGACAGAGTCGCTGCGGCTCATGAAGCTGCGCATCAGAGAGCTATTGCGGCGACTTTTGGGAAAGAAGAAATTAGTTATCTTCAGCGGATTAGTTATGACATCGCGCAATTGAAAGAGTACATGCTCAAACATGGAATGTGCTGCGATCCAGGCGTTGAGGATAACGAATCAAGTGGATTATTTAAAGGATTGTTGGGTATTTTACCTTCAGGGCTCCCATCTCTCGGTAAGAAAATTTTAGGGGCTTTTGGAGGAAGAATAGGTGCCATCAGAAATATAGGCAGTAAAGCAATTGATCTGATTGGAGCTGGTGGAAGGAGAATTGCTGGGGCTGCTAAAAATTCTGCGCCCAAAATTAAAAGATTTTTAGGAGGCATAACTGGTTCGATAGGAAAATCGATAAAAGGATTAAAAACAGGCGCAGCGGATGTGGTCGCCCGTGGGGGTATGCTAGAAGGAGCAAAGAATACATCTTCTGGTGCATTGAAAGGCGTTGGCGCTATAGGTAGAACTGCTGGTGCCGCCAAAAATATTGCCTCTTCACTCTTGGGCGTTGTTGCAGATTTCGAGAATCCTATTGAAGCGGTCCAATCTGCGGCAAAGACTGGCTGGGAAATTGGCGAGTGGCTCAATGAAAGCATGGAAGGGACTGAAATTGGCAGGGCCAAGGATGCAATTTTCAATAAAATCTTTTCGACTATAGATGTTTTAACTGGTGGTGGAATCAGTGGAAATAAAGATATTGCTAAACAGCTTCAGGAAGAAAGTTTTCTAGGTGGATCTACTGCAAGCACGGAACAGAAAGTTTCAGACACGCAGACAGCTGGTGATATTAAACAAAAAGTGGCCAGTACTGTCGCTGGCGCTATTGCTCAAAAAATGGTTGATGTCGCTGCGCAAAAAGTAGCTGGCGTTATTATTCCATCTTCTGGTGATGTTGCAAAAAAAGTAGCCGATATCATTTCTCCGATTACTGATGATGCTAAACAGAAAGTAGCTGATACTATTGCCCCATCTATTGGTGATGCTCTAATGAAGGTAGTTGATACTATTGTGCCATCTGCAGGGGCCACAGAAGTTGACGAAAAGATAGAAAAGCAAAAATTCCAGAGAATTGAATTGCAGAAGTTCGATAGAATGGAAAAGATTGATAAAGATTTGATTGCTGCTATCAATGCTAATAATGAAAAATTAGATGAAATGAATGAGTCTCTTAAAGTTATTAGCAGTGATAGTTGGCTTGAAAAATTAGGGGATAATCTGAAAAATGGAATGGGTTTCTTAGCAAGTCGGTTTAGTGAAAGGGTGAGAAGTAGCGCTCAAAGATTAGAGGAGTGGGGAAGAAAACTCCAAGAAGGTACTGGCACTGGAGTTACTCAGAGATTGAAAAGATTTGTAGGTGGAGTTGCTGAGAGAGTTGGTTCTGGTTTAGAATCTACTGCTATGAAAGCCGGCGAGATTGGTTATGATTTACAGAAAGGTAGTAAAAATCAACTTGAATTGGCGAGATCATTCCAAGGTAGTAAAACTATAAAGGGCTTAACACCCGAGCAAACGAAAGCTTACGCCGGTAATGTAGCGGCTACTGAAAGTGGCGGGAAAGTAG